GTAGGCCCATAAACTCTCGGACAGGAACACCCTGAATTTTGGCAGTTGGCTTAAAGATTTTAGTATCAATTCCATGAGGCACATACTCGCACTCAATACCTTTGGCTTCCATAAGGCGCTTACCATTTGGGGCCATAGCAATTGGTGTGACATTCTCTTTGCGGATAAAAGCCTCAACACCTGGAGTGATGCCAGCGTGATCCATAGGAGTCCACCAACCAATGTTGATGTTATCCCAAGCCTTGCCCTTTAGAACCCACACATCATAAAGAGTAATGAGAGTGTCAGGTTGATTCTGATTCTTTGACTTCCAATGAGCATGGTGCATTGGGGCAACATCATTAGAGTAAGGATCAAGCCCTCGAGGATAAACCGGAATATCTCCATAAGGAGTGCGGTGAGTTTTTAGCGAACCCTCAGAGCCATAGTTTGAGGAAGCGGCAACATCCGCACCATCTCGCTTTAGGCGGTTTACAAGGTATTCGGCTTGCTGGCCATAGCCAGTAGGTTCGCCTGGTGAATTGCTCCAGACAGTTACTGTTCCTTTTAGTTTGCGCGTAGGTTTTGACATACCTAAAGACTAGCAAATAAATCTAGATAAGAGGAAACCCCCCAACTACCTACGCATAGTTGAGGGGCTTCCGGTCTAACTAAAGACGGCGAGTTATTAGCTCGCACCGCCCTTAAAGTACCCGATGTGGGTTGCGTGAGTCAATCCACCATCAATGCGGGTTAGACCGCGGTAGGTTACAACATCTGTGTTGAATGCGTAATCTGCTGACTGGTCTACGCGAACTCCACCGGCAACGCGAACCTTGAATGAAGGTAGGTGACCGAATAGAACCGACTTAGCACCGGTAGCAACAGCAGGAACAGCAGGGTTCTCATATACTGAGTAACCAAGCAACTGTGCTGGCTGGCCGTTTACTGCGTTGTCTAGCCAGATGTATGAACCGTTGCCATCCTTTAGCTTGCGAGCAGCAGCGATACCAGTCTTTGACATCTGGAAACCTAGACCTGGAAGTACGCGAGCGCCGTCAGCGATGCCGTATACAAGGTCTACTAGGTTCTCATAGGTAGCAGCACCAGCAACACCAGTTCCACCGGTAACTACTGAACCAGCAGCAGCAACCAACTTAGCGGTTAGAACTGAGTTGGTCTGTAGACCTAGTGAAGTACCTAGTTCCTGAGCGATGTAACCGGTGATGTCGAATCCTGCATCTGCTACAAGTTCTGAAGCAACTGATACCAAAGCACCGTACTTCTCTGCACCTAGAGAGATGCTTGAGAAGGTTGGGTTTGATTCGCTGATTGCTGAACCTGCTGCTACTGAACCTGCTGATGAGGTTGCAGTTACAGTTGGGATTACAAGGGTTTCACCTGAAGCGGTGTTGAATACCTCAGAAGTCTGAAGCATTGGGCCAACAAGCTGTGCAATCTCAAATACTCTGTTGTAAAAGCTTTGGCCAACAGTATTCGCGCTTGGCACTAACGCAGCGCGAGCCTCGCGAGCAAACTCATGTCCGCGGATCTCACCAGTTGCAATTGCGCGAAGCAAGTCTGCATCTGACTGAGATGAGGTTGTTGTTGGTGCGAAAGAAGTAGCAGCCTCAGAAGCCTGTGCTGCGCGCTCTTCTACACGCTTTGCTGTTTCGATTGAAGCATCGCGCTGAGCAATGTCCGCCTCTAGGCGATCAATCTTCTGTAGTTCTTCAGCAGAAAGTCCGCGCTTCTCAGCCTCAGCGAAGTCAATAACTTCACGCATCTGAGCAACTAGGTTGTTGCGAACTTCTGCCTGGTTCTTAATGAACTCTGACATAGTTTTTCCTTTGATTGGATTGGATTATTGATTTCTGCCGAGCAAACTCAGAGCAGACTAGAGGCCGAGCAAACTCAGAACCTGTATCAATTCTACAAGAAGTGTGTAAAGAGAAACCCCAGACTGGAAAGGGGATCAGTCTGGGGTCTTATCTCGCTCGAAAGGTATTAGCGAGTTTCTTTTACTTCAGCCACTCGGGTTTCGGTGACTGGTGTAAAGCTCTTGGCTTCTTTGGCAGGAGCGTTTAGCAAGTCTAGCAGTTCTTTGATTGCGCCGGTGGTTGGATCACCAGATACTTCTTTTACTACCTTGATTGCTGTAGCAATTTCATCTTTGGTTGGCATTAGATTCCCATCATTAGTAGAGCGAGTTTTTTCTGCTTGAGAGCAAGAATGTCACCCTCAACTTCTTGGACTTCCTCGGTTTTGGTTAGGCGAGAGATAACCTCGGCAACAACAGCGCCTTCGGCTGGGTCTAGTTGCTCACCATTCTCTACCTTGAACAATGCCTCGGCTAGAGTGTCGGCTGAGATTGCATCGCCTGAGCGAACTGATACTGTACCAGCGGTTGCCTCATAAGCCGGTGTCGAAACTAGGCTTACCTCATAGAGAGAAACATCTTCTAGGTAGCGAGTCTGGCCATCCTGTGACCAAGAGTCTTTTTTGACTGAGAAACCAAAACTCATTGAGTCCACAACACCGGTGCGAACCAACTCGGCGATGTCGCGCCCAAGAGTTGTGTCTGGCAGGGTAGCGGTGACCTTTAGGCCTCGAGCATCTTCAACCAACTGAAGTGATCCATTGCGAGTAGAGGCTAGAGGGTTTGAGGTGTCATGATTCCATAGCAACATCATGCGGTTGCGAGATTGAAGGCTTCGCTTGAAAGCGCCAGGCTTCACATACTCGGTAAATGGTAGCGGTAGGCTCGGCTGGTCAAAGAGGGCAGCATAGCCAGAGAAAGAGCGCCCATCGCCTTCGGCTCGAAGTTCGATGTGGTTGGTGCGAACTTCATTCTTGCCTAGAGCGCGAGCCTCATCCGAAGCGCCTTCTAGTTTTGCTTTGATAGCCCAAGCAGCTCGAATCCACTTGTCACGCGACTGTACCTGAAAAGGAACATCCGGAATGTCTGCTGGCATAGAAGGGTCTTGCATAGGCTCTTCCATTTCTGGCTCGCTAACAAGAGGGTTGATTTTCTTTAGGTCAGCAATAGGCACAACAGCGGTGATGCCTTCCGGTGTCCAGATGCCATCTTCTTCATCCCAGATAGCAACATGAGCATCAGTTTCCATAAGGTCAGTAACAACACCGGCATAAGATTCAATCTCGGTGTTCTGGATAACCCAAGCAACAGTATCGCCAACTGCTAGTTCATCTGGCAAAGCTCGCTTTGAGCGCTCACCCAAAAATTCTTCATCTGTGGCAAGGCTAATAGCAACAGCCTGATCAATAGCGGCTTGTTTAGTTGGGTGGCAACCATGAAGTGTGCCAGCATCGCTGACTACAGCCCAGTCACCAATACAACCTTCGACCTGTTGTGCAATGTAGTATGGCATTCTTCTATCCTATCCTAAACACTATTTCTGCCTCATTACTGAGAGTTTGTTGCTGTTAATTAAAGAGGTGGCATTTATGGTGGCTGCTGGTAATAGTTCCATAAGTAGTTCCTCGCCAGGTCTTAGAACAAAAGAGTCATCTACTGTTTCCAGCCAGATGTTGTTGTAGCCGTTGTAGTGTTCGCTAAAACCTAGTTGGAAATAAACATTTGTTGTCTGGTTGCCTAGATTTGCAAAGCGCATTCCATAAGTAGCATTTGGCTTTAGAGTGTGAACTTTGGTGCTTGATAGTTCACCGCCAGCATGGATTGAGGCGGTTGTAAACTCTTGGCTTACTACCGTTCCGCCAGTTATAGAAGTTGCTGCTTTTAGAACTGAGGTGTGAGCATCTGACTTGTTGCGGTTTAGGTTGTAGGCAGGAATAGCATTGCCAGTTGTTGTTACTGTTGCTCCTTCTACAAGACTGGATAGCACCGTTGCGGTGTCTGAAATAATTGAGTAGAAATCCAGTTGCGCTCCAGTTGCGCCAGTTGCTATTGAAAAGTTCGCTGTACCGCCAGAAGTAATTGTGAACTGTTGGCCAATTAGGTAGATGTAGCCATCTCGGGCATACTCATCTACATCCTTTGGCTGTAGGTTTTTGAGAACATACTTCACATAGTCATTAGTCGGCGCAACAACCGTTACCGGTGTTGTGCCAACTGAATAAACTTTTTGGAGTAGCGACATTAGACTCCGTAAACCGAGTCAGGGTTTTCTGGGTCAATAGTATTGACTGCCTGAAGCTGAGTGCTTGGAACTCCGGTGTGCGGAATAACTGGCAAGCCAAATGCCTTTAGGGTTGCCTCTGGGTCGAAGCCAACCTGAATCAGAGCCTTGACCATGTTGGTCTTCTCATTTTCAGCAACTAGACCGGTATCAGTTAGGGCAATGTTGGCTAGTGGCACTCGGTACTGATCTCCGCCCTCTGTAGGACTCATGTCTTCTAGGCGGCGAACATCATTGACTGACATAAAGCCAGACTGTAGACCGGTTGCGTAAGCCGAGATGCGAGAGTTGAAGTCACCGCGCAATAGGCCGTTGGTGTTGAATGCAAGGAAAGCCTCAACTGGTAGCAAGCGAGAGTAAGCCCACTCAAGTTTCTCAATGTATGGGCGAAGAGTGTGAGTTACAAACTGAATAGCATTCTGCTCAACAGAAGCATAAGACTGAGTGCCTGGAACACCCATCATGCTTAGAGGAATGTTGAAAGCTCGAGCAATTTCCTCAACAGAGAAACGGCGTGACTCTAGGAACTGAGCGGCATCATTTGGAACTGTTGTCTGCTTGTAGGTTGCGCCACCTGATAGAACACCAGTTTTGTGTGCGCGGCGGAATCCTCGGTGCGCTGAGTCAAAGCCATCTCGCAAATTCTTTGCTTGCTCAGGGGTTAGGTTGCCAGGAAACTCAATAATGCCTTGAGTAGTTGCACCTGTTCCAAAGAAGCGAGCAGCAAAAGACTGCATTGCGCTAGATAGGCCTAGTGCTTCCTTTAGGCGCTCAACCCTGCTCAATCCTGTCAGCGAACCGGGCTGAATGAGATCAGTTATGTGGACAATAGATTCTGAATCCAGAGTCTTTTCTTCGCCATCCACAATAAAGATTTTGCGACCAATAGCAGAGCGCTTTACCTGAACAGTTTGCGGATCAAGGCAGACAAGGTTTACAACATCGCCATTTGAGTTGCGGAAAACTCGAGTGTAAGAATTTCCACTAACTAGCAAGCTAACAAGAACCTGCTGATAGTGAGCCTGTCTGGTCATGTCTACATCAGGCTGGTCTACCCATGCTGGGCGAGGTCGGTAAGGTCGGCGGTTTCCGTCTTGGCGGATGAAAGAATCTACTGGCAATGTTGCGATGGTGTCGCTGATTAGGCTAACCGCTGACCAGAAAGCAACAACCTCAAAGGCTGAGTTCTGATTGATAACAACCCCTGAAGGGTTCACAATGTCGAGGTCTGCGCCAGCGCCCCATACGGTCTGGAAAGAGATTGCTCTATCTTCTTTTCTAAACCAGTCAAAAATTCCAGCCATTAGCCCTGCCTATTATACAAAAAATTGCGGTACAACCTGTTCTTCCATTCTACCGCTTGCGCGGTCATAAGCCATCATTAGGGCAATGGCATTGTCCACCTTTAGTTTCGGTTGGCGGAAGTCTTTAGTAATGCGAGCGCCTCGGTTGTCAATCTTGAGAATACAGTTATCCAAGTGTCGAGCCATAGATGGCGAACCGTCATGGACTAAAGCGCCAGACATAATGGCATCAAAGAGTTTGGCGGTTGCTGGGATAGTGCGCTCGGTTGAGTTGCGGTAAGCAACAACTGGTAGACCGGCAGCGTTCCAATCCCAAAGCTCATCTTCCCAATAGGAAGGGTCACAGGCTAGTTCTTTCATCTTTGGGAACTGGCTGTATAAGTCAAGTAGGTATTGGCTAACCTCATGCTTGTCTACTCGCCAAGAGTCATCATCAATAGTGAAGTCTTTTTCCCATGACTTGATGTGTTTGACTCGGAAAGGCTCGCCCTCTTCTTTAGGCAAGAGAACTGCTACAAGAGCGGTGGAGTCATTCTTCCAAGAGCCATCAAAGCCAACCACATACTCATCTTCTGGGGTCATCTCAAAGTCATCCTTCAAGGCATCCCAAGCACCGGCTGGCAACCATGCGCTCTTAGTGTTCACCCATTGATTGAGGCGCTTAGTTCTAAACTCGGCCTCGGGTGTGCGCTTTACCGCTGAGGCAAAGTCTGTTTCAGCAACTAGGTCATTGAATCCAGGGTTAGCCATCTTCCAAGTTTCAGGCAAGCGGTGATCAGCCTCGGGTGGCGCTTCCCACCAAGCCATAAAGAAGTTAGGGTCATCAATCTCACCATTGGCTACTTGCTTGCCATACTGATAAAGGCTGTAGCAGATAGAGTCTTGACCGGTGATGTCTTGGCGAACACCGGCTGTAGAGATAGCAACCAGTTGGGCAATCTTGCCTCGGTTACCCATAGCAAGCGAGTAAACATCAAAGAGTTTTCTATCTCGGTGAGCATGGAGTTCATCAAGTACCAAGCGGTGAGGGTTAGCACCTTCTTTTGAGTAAGCCTCGGCAGATACAACCTTGAGAACCGAGTGAGTGCTTGGTACATAGATTGAGTCTTTATAGACCTGCACCATGTCAGCCAGTTCACTTGACTCAACCATTCGCCTAGCCTCACCAAACACAATGCGAGCCTGTTCCTTTTCAGCAGCGGCAACAATGACTTCTCCACCTTGCACACCTTCAGCGAGCAAAGAGTAAAGAGCGACAGCAGCACTAGACAAGGCTGACTTGCCAGACTTTCGAGGCATACCAATCAGAGCGGTCTGAGCCTCATAGCCACCATTAGCATCTCGGGCATAAAGGTGTCTTAGAAGTTCCTTTTGCCAATCTCGCAAGATAAGCGGTTGCCCTGCTCGGCCAGCAATTCCATCTTTACCAATAGAGCCAAACAACTCAGCGAACTCAATGGCATCATCCCCATCACCTCTGGCAATAGATTCAGGTTTGACAGGGGTAAGCCAAGCAGGTGGCCAACTAGACAAGACACTCATCTAACTGCTTGCCACAAGTATTGCAGTAGTAATGCATAGAACCACAGCCACAAACAGTCCGGTCAAAGCCAGCATTCTCATGAACACACTTAGCCATTCTTAGCAGCCTTCTTAGCCAGTAGTTCCTCTAGCTTTGA